GGACTGCTAACTCAAGATGGTTTAGAGTTCATAACTCAAGATGGACGGCACTTACTCACCAGTCATCGTGATTAAGAGTTTTGATTTTGACATTACACCACAATAATGCAAAAATACATATAAAGAATAATGCACAGGTTTATAAAAAACCTCAAAGGATATATGGATGGCCAACGTAAAAATTACCGAACTAGTAGAACTTGCAGCCGCTGATGTAGCTTCTGGAGACGTATTTCCTATTGTTGACATAGGTGCTGATGCTACTAAAAAGGTTACTATAGCTACTTTACGTACTACTGTAGCAGCTGCTAATGATTTTATAACATACACACTTTTAAATGCAAATGTTAATACAGTTCAAGGTAATGTGACGGCAGCATTAGCTGCTATTGACGTAGTTCAAGATAATGTAGCAGCAGGTGTTACTGAGTCAACTGCTATAGAAGCTCGTCGTGTAGCTAACATTGCAGGAGCAGTTTCCACTATTACTACTGCCGATCTAACAGCTAGTAAGGCTCTAGTTAGTGATGGATCCGGTAAGGTTGCAGTATCTGCAGTAACTAGTACTGAGCTAGGGTATGTTGATGGCGTTACCAGTGCTATCCAAACACAATTAGATACTAAGATAGCTATTACTGCAAGTGCTGCTAATGATTTCGTGACCTTTACACGATTAGATGCTAATATAGACGTAGTTTCCTCTAATACCGCAGCTGTTGAGACAAAGCGTGTAGCAAATATAGCAGGAGCAGTTTCTACTATAACAACTGCAGACCTTACTGCTTCGCGTGCAGTAGTTTCTGATGGTTCAGGCAAAGTTGCAGTATCTGCAGTTACTAGTACTGAGCTAGGATACGTAGATGGTGTTACCAGTGCTATCCAAACACAGATTAATGATATTAATACAAGAGCTACTGCTAATGCTGCTTCATCTGACGCAGCTGACGCAGTTGAAGTTAGACGGGTAGCTAATATTGCTGGAGCTGTTTCTACAATTACTACAGGTAATTTAACTGCTTCTAAAGCTATGGTAAGTGATGGTAGCGGTAAAGTTGCTGTATCTGCTGTAACTGCTACTGAGCTAGGATATGTTGATGGCGTAACTAGTGCTATTCAAACTCAGATTGACTCTAAACAAGCAACTATCACAGGAGCTGCTACTACTATTGACGATGCAGATTTAACTGCCTCTCGTGCTATAGTATCTGATGGAAGTGGTAAAGTTGCTGTATCTGCCGTAACTGCTACTGAGATTGGTTATTTAGACGGCGTTAGCTCTGCTATACAAACTCAGATTAATACTACTAATACTAATCTAGCTGATAACTCTAGTCGTGTAGCAGCTACTGTAACAGAAACTACAGGTGTTGAAGCTAGAAGAGTAGCTAACATTGCTGGGGCCATTTCAACTATTACTACTGGAAATTTAACCGCTTCTAAAGCATTAGTATCAGACGGTAGTGGCAAAGTTTCAGCCTCCGCTGTTACCGCTACTGAGCTAGGATATGTTGACGGAGTTACATCTGCTATACAGACTCAGATAGACTCTAAACAAGCTACTATAACAGGTGCAGCTACAACTATTGATGATGCAGATTTAACTGCGAGTCGGGCTCTAGTTTCTGACGGTTCAGGAAAAGTAGCAGTATCCGCAGTTACCGCTACTGAAGTTGGATATTTAGATGGTGTATCTTCTGCAATACAGACACAGATAGATTCTAAACAAGCTACAATTACGGGTGCAGCTACTACTATTGACGATACTAATCTTACAGCATCTAGAGCTGTTGTTAGTGACGGTTCAGGAAAAGTAGCAGTATCAGTTGTAACATCTACGGAAATTGGTTATTTAGACGGTGTTAGCTCTGCTATACAAACACAATTAAATACAAAAGCTCCTTTAGCTGGGGCTACATTTACTGGTCAAGTAAATATGAGTGATGACTTAGTTGTCACAGGTAACTTAACAGTTAATGGCGATACCACAACTGTTAATTCAGAAAATAAAATAATTCAAGACAGATTTATCATGCTTGCTAATGCTGTATCAGGTGCTCCTAGTGCAGATGTTGGCATATTCTTTAATCGTGGTACTTCTGGTAATGCTGCTCTCTATTATGATGAGTCAGCTAAGTTTTTTACACTATCCGAAACTAGAGATCCTGATTCTAATATTGCTATTAGTCCTACTGGAGCTGCTAACTTAGCTGTAGGACAATTTACGGCTACCTCAGTTAAATATAATGGTGCAGATTTAAATACTGCAATTACAGATAACCGTTCGGGCGCTGTATCTACTGTTTATAAAGACAATTTAACAGCTTCAAGAGCTGTTGTATCTGACGGTTCAGGTAAGATTGCTATTTCTGCCGTAACTGCTACTGAAGTTGGTTATTTAGACGGCGTTAGCTCTGCTATACAAACACAAATTAACTCTAAACAAGCTACCATTACGGGTGCGGCTACTACTATTGATGACGCTGACCTAACAGCTTCAAGAGCTGTAGTATCTGATGGTTCAGGTAAGATTGCTATTTCTGCTGTAACTTCTACTGAGATTGGTTATCTTGATGGTGTTAGCTCTGCTATACAAACTCAGATTAATACTACTAATACTAATCTAGCTGATAACTCTAGTCGTGTAGCAGCTACTGTAACAGAAACTACTGCTGTAGAAGCTAGAAGAGTTGCAAACATTGCTGGAGCAGTATCTACAATTACTACAGGTAATCTTACAGCTTCAAGAGCCGTAGTATCTGACGGGTCTGGTAAAGTTGCTGCCTCCGCTGTTACCGCTACTGAGCTAGGATATGTTGACGGCGTTACTAGTGCTATACAAACTCAGATTGACTCTAAACAAGCTACCATTACTGGGGCTGCTACTACTATTGATGACGCTGACCTAACAGCAAGTAGAGCTTTAGTATCAGATGGTTCAGGCAAGGTAGCTGCTTCAGCCGTAACTGCTACTGAGTTAGGCTATGTAGATGGCGTTACCTCCTCTATCCAAACTCAACTTGGTAGTAAAGCTGCTTTAGCTGGGGCAACTTTTTCAGGAACTATTCAATTAAACTCTACATTTGTACAGGGTGTAAATGACCAAGGTTATGACTTTAAGTTATTTGGTGATACTTCCGGAGCTTTCTTGTTATGGGATACCTCTGCAGATACATTAGGTGTAACAGGTGCTGCAAAAGTAGATATAACAAAAGATAAACTATTAATTGGTGGTACAGCTGTTACAACTACCGCTGCAGAAGTAAATCTTTTAGATGCTATTACTAGAGGTTCTATAATTTATGGTAATGCTTCAGGAGCAAGTGCTCGTTTAGCCGTTGGTGGAGCAGATAAAGTTTTAACAACTGATGGGACTGACATTTCTTGGGAGGATCCAGCTGGTGGTGGAGCTATGGGCTTTACTACAGCTACTACTATTGCTGATCCTCCAGGTACTGTAAATACTGACTTAGGTAACTTAACAGATACTATGTTTGATGATTTTGGGATTTCTCAACAACCTTCATATGATTTGATGGAGCCTCATGGTAGAACAGTATCTCTAGATCTAGGAGCCTTATAAATGGGCAGTAAGGAAAGGTTATCATGACTACAAAAGTTCATTCATACTTAGGCGGGCTAGGCATAGATGCTACAAATAAACTTACACTAGCTTCCAATGCTACTGTCACTATAGGTAATGGTACTACTACAGGTAATATACACTCTGGAGGCAATATTGCTATTGGTAATATTAGTCCAAGAGCTAATGCACTCGCTGTAGGCGGGGACGTTACTGTTAGTGGTACTTTAGATATAGGTATAGCTAGTATTACTAATGACTTATCCTTAAGTGGTGGAGATGGTGCATTACGATTTCCCCTAGCAAGTTCCATTAAAGTATTAGATAATAATGCAGCAGCTTTAGTGATTGAAGAAGCTGATACAGCCTATATGACTATAGTTACTACTGATGGTTCTGAAGCGGTAAAGTTTGATAAACCACTGGATATTAATGGTGCTGTAGACATATCAGGAGATCTAACCTTATCTGCAGGAGCAGATGGAGCACTACGATTCAGTGCAGCAAGTTCCATTAAAGTACTAGATAATAGTGCTACATCATTAGTGATTGAAGAAGCTGATGCAGCTTATATGACTATAGTTACTACTAATGGTTCAGAAGCAATTAAATTTGATAAAGCTCTAGATATTAACGCCGCGATCCAACTTGATGCCACTCTGACCATTGGAGCCAATGATCAAGGCTATGATGTAATTTTATATGGCGATACTGCCTCTGCTAACATGACTTGGGACACTTCAGCAGATGATCTAATCTTTAATGGGGCTGCGGGTCTTATTGTTCCAGATGGGCAGCTTACTTTAGGCGCGACTGCTGTTACTTCTACTGCAGCAGAAGTTAACCAACTTGATGCTATTACTAGAGGTTCTATAATTTATGGTAATGCTTCTGCTGCTACAGCTAGATTAGCTAAAGGAGCAGAAGGTACAGTTTTAACTGCAGGTGCTAATGATATCTCATGGGAAGCTCTTGAAGCTGGTGTAGGTTATCAAAATTCTTCTACCTCTACTGTACCAGGAACGGATAATACTGATCTAGGTAACTTAACTGATGCTTCAGAAGACGCTTTTGGGGTTGCAAGTACTGCAAAATATGATTTAATGGATCCTATCGGTTCTATAGTATCTCTGGATCTCGGCGCATTCTAATAAATAAAATATATTGACGCTACACAATAAATATGGTAAAAAGGTTTTTACAACCTTGACAAAATAGGCACACTTGATTGTGCAAATAAATAAGGAGCGATAAATGGCTACAGCACTACAACTTAGGAGAGGTACTACTGCGCAGAACAATGCATTTACAGGTGTTGTTGGCGAACTCTCAATTGATACACAAACTGAAGCATTAATAGTACATGACGGATCTACTGCCGGTGGATTTGAGGTTGTTCCGTCAGGATCAATCATAGCTTTTGGTGGGGCTGCTGCCCCTGATGCAGGATGGTTACTATGTGACGGTGCGGATGTAAATAGAACAACATATGCACGACTTTTTGCAGCAATAGCTACTGCCTACGGATCTGGTAATGGATCATCTACTTTTGGTCTTCCTGACCTTAGAGATAGAACATTGCTTGGTAAAGGTAGTAACAACTCTACTCTTGGCACAGAAACAGGTTCTGCCGCTGCATCTAGTGTTATTACCAACGCTACTGGTGTAACAGGTACAGCGACTTCTGGATCTACAACAGCATCTACCAATAACACAACAGGAACTTTTGCTACATCAGCAAAAGACTCTGCAACAGGTAGTGCTATCACAGGCAATACTAATGCTGCGCACACACATAGCATACCAGCATTAAGCATTCCTGCTTTAACAACAACCTTGCCAAGTAGTGTAGTTAACTTTATAATTAAGATATAAACAGTTAACGGAGGGAAGCATGTTAACATATAAAGTTAAATATAGATTGCCAGGTCAACTATTATTTAAAACAATTAAAAATGTTGTAGAAGATGATGTATTTGCAGAAGGAAGAATGAGATTTTTTACTACTATAAATGATGAACGTATAGAAGTTCCTACTACTGCTGAGTTTTATTATGGTAAAGATAGACTAACACTAATAAACTATAATATAAAGCAACAAAATAAGTAAAGAGTATAGCAATACTATGCGGAGTAATTATGTCAGACAATATAAGAGAGTTAGATCAAGTGCAAGCAGAATTAGATATTCTACATGAACGTTCTCAGACTAATAAAGCAAATATTTCTTCGCATGAAGCCGTATGTGAGGTCAGACATAAGATTATTATGGAAAATATGAACGCTATATCTAAAGAACTAAGAGTTATTCACGGAAAATTAAATGATGTAAGTGAGCTTGCTACTAAAGGTAAGACTTCCTTACACACACTACTATGGGCCGGCGGCGTTGTAGCAGGATTAGTAACTCTGTTTTCTGTACTATATAATATGTTACCTAAATGAATGATAAATTTTTTAAGATTAACGTAGATAAGTTATGCAGTAGACTACCACAATCTGTAGTTTTTAATGAGTCTCAAAAAGCTATGTTACAAGGTCTAGAAGAAAATAGATTTTTTGTGCATGTAGCTGCTCGCCGTACTGGAAAATCTTATTCTGCTGCTATAATTGCGTTTGCTAAGTTATTAGAACCTGGTCAACAGGTCATGGTAGTTGCTCCTAACTTTTCACTATCTTCTATTATTTGGGATTATGTTACCGATCTAATTAAAAGTATGGAACTTGAAGTAGATAAGTTTAATCAAAAAGATAAAGTGGTTAAATTAATTAACGGTTCTATATTTAGACTATTATCAGCAAATAACAGAGATTCATTAGTTGGTCGTGCTGCTAATCTATTAATTGTAGATGAAGCTGCAATCATACCTCATGATGAATATTTTACTCGTGATTTACGTCCTGCACTATCTACTTTTAAAGATTCTAGATGTTTATGGATCTCTACTCCTAGAGGTAAAGGTAACTATCTATATAACTATTTTATGAGAGGAAAAGATGATGAATATGATGAATGGGGTTCTTCTATTCATACTTGGAGATCTAATCCTTTATTATCTGAAAAAGATATTAATGAAGCTAAGAAAACTTCTACAAGAGCACTATTTGCCCAAGAGTATGAATGTGAGTGGACTACTACAGAAGCACAGATATATGAGTATTTAGATGAAACAAAACATATTGACGATTATGCAGAGAATAGGTACATGGAAATTATCGCAGGACTCGATGTTGGGTACAGAGATGAGAATGTATTTGTTGTTATAGGCTATGATGGTACATCCTATTATATTCTTGATGAGTACATATCTAAAGAATCTACTACTTCTGAGTTAGCTTCTGCAATACAAGAACAAATAGATAGATGGAATATAGAAACTATCTATATAGACTCGGCAGCACAACAAGTAAAAGCTGATTTTGCTTATGACTATGATATATACTGTGAAAACGCTATTAAGTCAGTTAATGATGGTATAGCTTGTTTACAGTCATTAATAGAGAATAATAATTTATACTTTGATACTATGGGAGGGAAACATACTTACTCAGCTATGAGCTCTTATAGATGGAATCCTAATACAGAAAATCCTAAACCAATCCATGATTGGACTTCTCATCCTAGTGATTCTGTAAGATATGCTATATATACTCACTCTAAAATGAGCGGTGTATCTATTTATGGATAATATAAGATTAATTGTTTTAAACTATAAAAGACCGCGTAATATATCTACTATTATTAGTACTTATAAAAAATTATTACCTATAACTGTTGTTAATAATAATCCAGATAATCCTTTTCCTTATATAGGAAATGGTGTTGATGTTATAAATAACGAAAAAAATTGGTTATGCATGGAACGGTGGGTTAGATGTTTTGACTATGATGAGCCTTATAAATTAATTATAGATGATGACCTTTTACCTCATCCTAGCTTAGTTAAAAAAATGTATGATAAACAATTACCAATAGTAGGATTATACGGAAAGTCTGGAGTATCTACTGCTAGTTCTTATGAAGATTTAGAAGATCATTGGAGTGAGAATGCTAAAGTAGATTTTTTAGTAGGAGCAGTTAATTTAGTAAAACAGTCAGCATTAGATTTGATAAAAAAAGATATAGAAAAAATAGGCTATCCTAAACGTGGAGATGATATAATAGTATCTTATTTACTTAAAAAGTATTTAAATTTAAAATATCTTGACACAGTTGCCGGTAAAGTGTTAAACTTACCAGAAGATGATGTAGGATTGAATAGAGATATAGAACATTATAATATGAGGTGGGATGTAATTGAGCGATTTAAAAAGATTTCCAATTAAGTATATAAGAGACTTTATTAAGAAAGATTATAAAACTAGAGAAGATTGCTATATCTGTAGTAGTAAAACTAAATTAGAGCTGCATCATTTATACAGTG